ATGCTGTACATATTGTTGATAAAGTTGAGATTAAAATTATTCTCATAATTTGCAACTTGTTAAATATCAATAATTTATATTGTTTTTGTGGGTTAAATTAACCTGTTTTAGTCACCTATATTTGCACCATATAGTGATTATTTTGACTATTTTTTTTATAAAATGAGTAAAATAAAAAGTAATCTGCACCAAATCTACACCAAGAATGAAATTACCTAAACCTATTAAGCGTGGGCAAACGTACCGCATTACTGTGACCTACGAAAACAAAAGATATTCATGCACCAGAGACACAGAAAAAGAATGTGAACAATGGGCAGCAATGAAGTTGCTTGAGTTGAAATCTGGAAAAGTTCAAGAAGAAAAGGGGATAAAGACACCTTATCCTTTTAAGATACTTTGCGAAAAATACTATGCAGAAAAGGGAATTAAATTAAGATCAAAGCATGTCATTAGAAATAAGTTAGACAATCTGGAACGTATTGTTGGTGAATTGGCATCTAAATCAATATATGACTTCAAGCCAAGCGATATAGCTAGGTGGCGAAATAAAAGGGTACTCGAAGTAAAAAATGGAACCGTCTTATATGAATTCTCTATTTTTTCCTCAATATTTACCTATGCTCAAAAGGAATTATTTTTAATTGAATCTAATGTTTGGCAAAACGTAATTAAACCTGAAAAGGGGAAGAGCCGAAGCCAGCGTATTACTTTTGACGATCAAGAAAAAATTCTACAGCAAGCCAAGTGGGATAAAAATAACCCTCCAAGATTCGTAAAGCATTATGTATGTTGGGCAATGTTATTTGCACTTGAAACAGCAATGAGACAAGGCGAAATTCTGGGTATGCGGAGAGAGGACATTAAAGATGGCTTTGTTCACCTTCCTATGACGAAGAATGGTGATTCTAGGAATGTGCCATTGTCCAAAGAAGCAAAAAGACTTTTATCAATACTACCGTCAAACACTGATCTTTTACTGCCAGTTAAAGCTGAAACTTTTAAACGGACATGGATAAAAATTCGTGATGCTGCTGATTTAAAGCATATTAACTTTCATGACACACGACATGAAGCAATTACAAGAATGGTGAGGGAAAGAAAGCTACCAGTTGAAGTACTAGCAAAAATAACAGGGCATAAGACTATTGGTATTTTAATTAACACTTACTACAACCCTAACGCCCAAGACCTTGTAGAAATGTTTAATAGTAGTGAGAGCTAGTTAGCTCTCTTTCTACCACGTTTGTTTGCATCTTTTTTAGTTAGTATTTGTCGTGCTCGCTCAGGATCATACATGTGTTTCCCGCCCGTGCCTTGGTTGATTGAGATAAGCTTTTCTCGGATGGTAGTAACACTCAAGTTATATAACTTCGCCAATTCAGCCGCACTTACTAACTCTTGTTTAACTTGCTCAAGCTTGGTGACAATAGCGCCACCAAGGTTTTGACCAAGTAAAATCTGAGGAGGGGTATCACCCTCCAAAGTGATTGAAAACTGCATAATCCCCATTCACCCCTCCATCTCATTAAACTTCTTAACGATTGCTTTTTTGGCCTTCATCAAAAAGTACTCACGTTCATCTTCTTCAAAACACCCATCGCCTTGTGGCTCTTGAGAATACAAAATGGTCTCATCACCGCAATCAGGGTAATCAACTCGAAATTCGCCATGTCTTAAGCGTAGATATCCGATCTGTTGACCTTGAAAAACTGCAATGTATTGTTCAGGGCTTTCATCACATGTTTTGAGTAGTTCAACTTCATCAGTAGTCAGTAACATTTCACCCCTCCTTACTTTCCGCTTTTCTAAAATCAGTCTCTGTCACAATCCACTGAACATCTTTAAGACTTGGACGAAATACGACAACGCAACAACCAAATGGCGCATTAGATGATGAACCGCCAAACTTTAAGCGGCCACGAATAAAATGAATTTCACGACCCAAACAATAGTCTTGAAACCAACGGGCATCAGTGCGAACAGGAACGAGTGCAACTACCGTATGCCCTTTACTTGCTGTTTCCGCTGCTTTGGCAACCCAATCGATGATTTCTTTGCCGTAAGGTGGATTCATCCAACATGTTCCAGACCATTCTTGTTTCAGCCCATCAATTTCAGGCGTGAAGTAGCGCTCACATTTGGCATTCTCAGGCAGAGCACAAACATCTAAATCAAAGTTAAAAACTCGATCCAATTTTTCAAAAAAATCTTGCGGTGTTGACCATACATCTGTTCTATTTTCAGCAAGACCAAACAGCTTGCTTTGGGCCATTGTGTTCATCCCTCAGCTCCCAATTCGCTTTCCAGCTTCATTGCACCTTCTTCTGGATACTCACTTATATAAACGTAGTAACCACTGCCGCTATGAGCCTCATCAAACCAAGCAATTGTTAATTCAGTTTCTAAAAGTTCTGGATCCTTGTTTGGTGCGCCAAAGTTTGCTGCTGCATATAATTGCTCACAGGTTAAGTAAATCTTTTTCTCTGGCACCGCCTGAGCTTTGGCTTTTTCTAGCTCTGCTCTAAGTCTGTCAATTTCACATGCTGCATGGTGACAAATAACACGTAATTCATCTTCGCTATATTCATCTGCATGCATCATCATTAAATGGCTGATTTCGGTGCCAAATTGACTATCTCCATCAAAGACCCAAACAGCACCATCATCTTGCTCAAAGCGTAGATTAACTTCACTTCCCTTATTCGAATCTGTCATGTCATCACCCAATTACTGTAAATTTGAAATTCTTTAAGTTAATAGCAGTCATCTTGTTGCAGTGCTGACACTTGGTTCGGGCTCTTTTCTTTAGCTCCTCAAGGTCTTCACTAATCTGCTTTTTCTGCTCTGTAATCTTTGTTTGTTGTCGGGACCAATATTTCATAGTGTCTTTGATCCACATCACAGGATTTACTTTTGCTCCGCACTTCATGCATGTAAGTTCTAAAGCTTTAGTGTCAATCTCTACTTGTGCATGCTGACACTTACGCAGATTTGTTCTTGGAAAAGGAACAACATTTTCTTCGACATTCAAAACGATATGATCTTGAAAAGGGTAGTTCATATTCCCTCTGTATTCTTGATCTGTCATGCTGCCTTCCTCACGCATTGCCATGTGTGCCAATTAAAGAATGCTTGCGACTACTACAAGCGCTAACTATTTCAGCTTCACAATCAGCACCTTTGAACTGTGAATAGATGATTCCAAGTTCAGCAACATCTGTAGTTGCATTGATACGCTTGATAGCTTCATCAAAAGCAGCTTGAAGCGCTTCTTCTTGGCTGCGACCATCGTTAAGCCAAGCAATGAGCTTTTCGCCAGTTTCCTTTGTGATTACTTCGCCTGTTGGATTAAAAAGTTTGGTTCGGTCTTTTGTGGGGATTGCAAATTTATTTTCATGCAACATATCGAGTGAAACGGTAAGCTCATACTCATAGCCTTCACGCTGCTCAGCTTTCATGCCAAGTTTGATAACTTTTCCTTTTTCACCTTGTACAGTCTCAGTTTTTGCACGAGTTGTAGTGATAATGTGCATATCTGTTTGAAGAATCGCGTCAATAAATTTGCGGTGACGTGGTGTGGTTTCTGACCAAGCTGACCAAGTGTTACCTTTAAAACGTTTAGCTGCTTCATCGTTGATTTCCAAACATCCACCAGTTCCAATCCATTCATGACTAGCACTATCAATGATAAGAACTTCATAGCCCATGTTATGTGCTGCATGGATCGCGCCTGCAAAACGTTCAGGGCTATAGGGTGGCTTTAATGGCAATGTGTCAAAGTTAAATTCATTTGCATATAAAGATGCAGATTCGTTTTCTGTATCAATAACTGCAATCTTTTTGCCAAGACTTGAAGCCAACACAAGGGCAGAGTAGGTTTTACCCGAACCGCTGGCGCCATTAAGATTTAGCTTAAGCTTTGCTTTTTTACGTTCAGCTTTAGTGAAAGAGAACTGTTCTTTATTTTGCATGTTCATCTTTAATCACCTTTATATTTCGAATCTGAGTAAATTGGAGACAGTTCGTGAGTCGTTTCGTCTTTCATAACTACGACTTGATTAACTGGTCCGCATTTGTAATTTGGTTCTTTCTCGCCGATCGGTGTGCAGTGCTCTAGAGTTAATGCCCATCTTTTCCAAGACTTTGAAAGGGCATCCCAATAGAACATCTGATCTTTATTGGCTTTCAATTTCCAATCGCTGCCACCAAAAGTGCTGTAGTGAGTTGCTTCATCTTCTTCACCAACACTGAAACCAAACTGTTCAAGAAATTCTGTATTGAAGAAAAAGCCCATACACACCTCACGCTTTAATAGTTGCTAAAAGGTTTGCAGTGTGTAGACGCTCCATTTCTGCAATCTTGCTTTGCCAGTTACGGTATTCTTTAGAGTCGATGTCACCACGTTGGAAGGCATATTCAACTGCGCCAGCTAGAAGCTCAGGGTGTTTGCTTAAGTCCTTCAAAAGCTTTGATTCAGCAGCATCAAACGAGATATTGGCTAACATATTCATTAGATAATCCCCCAGTGAACCGCCAAGATGAGGTTAAACAGCACGATATCTAAAAGGGCTAAGATCATGAGGCACCTCGTATCTTTCTGAGTTGCTCTACGACTTGCTTGATCTCTTCTTCGGTACGCCAAATACCAATAAATGTATTTCCTTTATCACCATGAACTTCGTAGGAATAACGACGATAGCCATCTGTTTTTCCGTCATCTAAGATGTAAACGTGACAATCTTCTTCTGGCTCAAAAGGCTTCGGCAGCTCAAGTTCAAGCTTGATGGTTTGGGGTTTGAGGCGGAACCTGAAAGAGTCTGTCAAGAAATAAACTACTGGCAAGGTTTCTGCTGATAACCAGCTATCATTCAACCCTTCTCCGCAATATTCGACTTCCTTCTTGGCCTTAAGTGCATCTAACGCCTCCGCACCGCTAATCAAGGCTGGGTCTTGGGGTTTATTTATTGGCTCTAGGTCATTTGGGCAGTTAGACAAAACCCACTCCCCATTAAACATGTAGTATTCATTCTCACCTTGTTTTAGGTATGGGGTATTTGTTCTGAAGTTCTTGTGTGTTGCATCCTTCACATCACCACGCTTCAACACAACAAGGTCTTGAAGCTGAGGGAGGGTTAGTTCTTTTCTGTCACATACTTGATAGTTGTGAGTTGATGATCCTTTATGTAATATTTCACCATCTAGATAGAAAAACGGCATGCTTGGGTCATATTCCAAAATCACTTTTCCGCTGTCTTTCCATTGTCCACCTAGCTCTAAAAACAACTCCTGAGCCTCTTTGCTCTCAGCTTCATCATTAACTTTGATTTTGTAGTTATCCATGAGATGGCTCCTTGTCATTGCCACCATTGAAGCCCTTTAGAGATTCAATTAAGTGTGCCTTTAAGCCTTCGAGTTCCTTTTCAAAATCTTCTGAACTAATGGTTGTACCAAGCATATAAAGGGCATGGTTTGCTACATTAAGAAGGTAGTCATTTGCGAATGACTCATGAGCAACCGCAAGGTGACCAGCAGAATGCGCAATTTGCAAACGGCTTTCTTCTACCGCTTTATCAATAACTTCTCTGAAATTATTCATCAGTTAGCTCCTTCCACTTGCACTCGCACATACATATTCTGTTTTGCTTTGAGTTCGTTGGCGTATTGCTCGTCGGCACAGCCTTTTAAGAAAGCAAATACAATGAAGGTGATAACCCAGAAAGCCACGAATGCTTTCGAGCCATCCCTAAAGGCTTGGCTAAACTTGTACTTTTCAATTCTTTGATTCATACTTATCTCCGCATTAGATGCAAACCGCCTAGACTCTGACCCCTATGGCGGTTTTTGTTTGTCGATGAGATAAATATCGCATTTCCGATATTATTAGTCAATAGGGAATCCGATATTTTTATGGAAAATCCGATTTTTTATGCTTTAATAGACAAAAGAAAACCCACCACTGGGGTGGGTTGGGTGAGAAGGGTAGTGTTTGATTTTTATTTATTGCTCATTACTTTGCTTCTGGCCTCTCTCGCCTCTTTACGAG